TTGCGAGTCCAACCCTCAATGGTGTACTCAAAGGCAGACACCTCAGAAAAATCCTCTGTCTCTCCCCGTTCGTTAAAAGCAAGCATCTTGATATAAACTGTCTTTCCCACATAATCTTCTGTAGGCCTAAAGACAACAAACCGGCTCAATCCTGTTAATATCATTATTTCGTCTGTTCCGTGAGGTTTCCGCTCTGTATAATATCGGCCTCTGGTACAGTTCTCAAGGTCTAAGTTCGCCCCTGAAGTCACAACACCCCTATACGATACCATTTCAAGATCAAGCAGTTCGGCATCGTCCGCCTGTACCTCTCCGATCAAGCAGAATGCAAGGTTTTCCCGTTGCTCTGTTACGGTGAATGAAGGAAATGTGAACGGGTACTGACCGGTATTAACTGTTATCAAATCATCGTTGCCGTCTATAGCGTTTACTATATCCCCTACTATTGCAAAGCTTTTCAGATCGTCCGGGAGTTTATTGTAATTCGACTGATCTCCCACTGACACCCAAACTTCTGCCCCTGCCGTATCTTCTGAGTACGATATCGCACCTATACAGATAGAGTATGTATCATCGTTCTGAGCGGCGTCTTGTTCAAATACAAATGGCTGAACAGACACAGGCGGTTTCGCACTTATCCGCTCTGCGTTATTTTGTTGTACGATATAATCGTGGAAATCGTTTGTAGCTACGTCCTCTACAGCACAAATAAGATTGACGGGACCGCCAAGTTCTGTAAGTGTCGGCTCGTCTTTGTCCAATATCCGCATGACTTTAGCAGTTAGATCAAGTTCTGAACTTGTTACCGTGATTAGCTGTCCCGGCCGGAGATACATATATTTTTGTGTCAGCTGCAAAGCGTAAGCCCTTGTTTTAAAGTTCGCCCATATTAAAGCCCTCTGAGCGAGTTTTGCGGCCATCATATCCTGAGGCACAGGAAAGTATGATATTTCCTCTGTTATGACCCTGCCGGCTTCCTGAGTGGCCAGAAAGTGCGGTATAGAGAACGATTCGGTTGCATAGTCTTTGCGTCTGTTGTTATATGTCACTCTGATATTATTAGCGATATTCTGATCGGTCTTGATCTCTATTTCGCCTATCCCCGAATTTCGCACCGAATCACTTGTGCCAAAATATATATCATCGTCAGTAATCGTAGCGGCCGAAGTGTCGGTGCTTCTGAAGGATTGAATCCCAAGTTTGGCATCCGAGTCATACAACCATTTCCCTTGGTATATATTGACATAAGCCTCTGCCCGTTCAATGGCAAATTCTTTTCGTTCTATGATATCCGAAAGTCCAAGGTGATTATCGTAACAGAAATCAGAGAAATCAGAGAGAGAAGTTGCGCTGATATCTCCGCTTGAATATCGGCCTTTATCGACTAATAAATAATATATTGCCTGAGCCGGATTAAGGGAAGTCATAAACTCTGCTACCCCATTATAATTACTGGCCGCAAAGTCTGTTGATATCAAAATTGATCCGTCAAATGTCCACTTCAAAAGGACATCCGTTATGCTCTTACCTGTCCAATCGCTACTTTTTAACTGAGGGGTAAGGTTCTGTTTTTTTCGCACGGCAAGATTATCACCGTCCGAGTCAAAGCCTATTACATACATTGTAATAGCGTTACTACCTGTATCTGCGTTTCCGATAATCAGTTCATCACCGCCACGCAGAACAGCGAGATTATTACCATCACAATTGTTTGCGGGCCCGACATCAAGAGTATCTATGTTTGTCAGAGTGGCTACATCAAAGGACGCAACTCGTCCCTCTGTCTGTGTCCCGCTTTGCAGGTAGTGAATAAATAAAAACTCGTTATTGCAATCAGCTCCGACATATGGAAACCCTGCGTCAAGACTGGTCAGTTCCACTGTGCTATCGAGTACGAGGTCCCATGAGTATTTCTTTGCGTAATGCTTATACACTCCCCCATCAAGCGTATAATAAACCACAAAGATATTATCGTCATTATTACATATCTTCGTGTTGTGTGTTACGTCCGGCCCCGTGTTATCGTTCCAAAGTTCTTTGGCCGAAAAGAAATTAGCTTTTAACTCTGTTTTATCCTCTGCCTTTGTTAAATCTACACGGGCAATATACATATAATTAACGCCAATCGAAAGAATAGAATATAGAATATCCAGGTATCGTTTCTTTCCAAACTCTACCACCTGCGTATCTTTCAGGGTATTAATGTTTAGTGCTGTTATGTCTATGGTATCAAGCAATGTCTCAAACCCCATACTGTACCGCTTGAGTTGATCTATGTCGTTTACAAGCCATATCTTCCCGTCTGAAGTCTTTGCCGGAATACCGTAAATCGTAGCGGCTTCTGCTTTATCAGCTACCTGAGAGTACACCCGTGCCGTATCTCCTACGGTTGCGTTATAAGGATATTTATGTACCTCGTAAAAGAATGTCGGGGCAGTTGCCTGTCTACCAAGGCTATAACTATCCCTCGTTACATACGCAAGATTTTCATAAGGGACAGGATGATCAACCTCTGCCGTAAAAAGAGGATCGGCTGTCTGATCTGCTGTGCCGTTATATAGCGTTATCGGAGTTGAATGCTTTATGTATTCTGTTTCTCCGTTTTTCCAACCTCTCGAAATCCAAAGCGGACCCTCGGCGATTGCGTCCATTGCGTTCATTTTGTACTTATATCCAGTGACTGCTTTTTCACCACCTGAAGCACCTGAGCTGCCCTCTTCAAGCGGGGTCTTTTCAAGTTTTCCGTGCCAGATATAATTACTGTTTGCCCGTACCGTACCGAGTACAATCGGAATAACTGAGTCCTGATCAGTAGTATTTAATAGCAATGCCCGTTGAGGGTTCGGAGGCGGCGGCGGATCTTCGCCAAATAGCTTTGCTCCAAGTATCGCCCCTACAGCCCCGCCCCACGGTCCGCCTATCCATGTACCTAACGCCCATAACGCCGTTCTGGTATTTGATCGAGCCTGAGAACTCATTGAGTCTTTAATTGCCATCAAGTCCCTTTATCCTGTAATATCCATATACGAGCGGATAAGATTTTAATTTCCCGTAGCATACTTTGCCGTAAGGCTTAGCGTGCAGAAATAGATTGTCCGGGTATATAATACCTATATGACATTCGATCCCGTTTGATGCTTTGAAACTCACTATGTCGCCCGGTATAGCTGCGCTTGAGGGTATCGGATCGGCAAATCGAATTAAAGGTTTGTGAAAAGCGTCCGCAGGATACTTCTCCGGCACAAAGTAAATCCAATCCGCAGGAAGTGCGGGAGGCTGATATCCTTCTGCGATCAATCCGATCTGCTTTACCTCATGGATTATGCCACGTATGCAATCAGTGCCCTTGCCTCGTTCACAGCACCGATACCGAAACTTCGTGCCCTCCCACAAAGACCAATTATCGAGAAAGTCCTGTCTCTTAGACATAAATGTCCTCGTCTCTCGGTGCATACTCAAAGCCAAAGAACTCGTCAGTATTACTGAAGTCGTTACAGCGAACCCATGTGCCCCTACAATGAGGGTATATATCAAAGGTATCTCCAACACCGGGAGCCCCTGTCAAGCAGCTCTCAAGCGTTACAATACCCGTTTTGTACTCTATTACCCCTCGTTTTTCTCCGTCATATGTCCCCGAAGTCATTTCAAGGTATCCGCCCTGAAAGAAATCATCGTCCTCTAAAAGGTTCGTTGCATCAAGGATAACGATTGCCGTTGTCCCTGCTTCTGCAGCCCCTGTTTCTTTTAGATCTGCCAATACAAGCGAACAGCCGGGAGTCCCACCACCCGTAAGCCATTTATCGCAATCCTGCGAGAACGTCAACGGAGGGACTATCATTTTACGGCTTAAGAATTTACTCCCAAACTTTGCGTCCCCTTCGCCTGCATCTCTGGCCGCCCCGTTGTATCTGCCTCGCAGTATTACCCGATCATCATTATCGGGATCTGCAACGCTTGTCTGTATTATTATTATTGTAGCGTTTTTTAAAAGCCCGCTGTCCTGTATATCCGCCCAATCAATGTAGGTATTATCAGGTGGAAACCGTAAAGATACATCTCTCTGAACAGCCCCAACGGCATCCCTGAACTTTGAATGTATTAATCCTGGTATCGGTGTATGTGCCTGCGCCCCGTATGTAACAACCTGATTGTATGAAGTCCAGTATTTGACCGTGGCATCTGACAAGGTTAGTTGATAAAGCGTTGCCATTGCCCCTGTGCCTGCTATTGCGGTTTGAAACGTCATGCCAATACCTCAGAGAATGCAAGCCGCAGACTTATCAATCCGGCCTCTGTATATGATTCGCTGTATCCGTTCTTTTCAGGGAATATACAACGTCTGTAATAAGTAAACGCCGCCTCTACCGCTACGGCTCCCGGAATGTTTCCCCCTGTAAATGTCACTAATCCGGTTGTATAGTTTACGTTATAATGCACGCCCTCTGTCTTTAATACTGTAGCAACCCACACGGAAACAGAAGCCGCAACAATATCGTATCGGTTTATATCCCGTGTCGTTCCCCCAACAGTCAATGTCTCGATTAGCTGAAACTCGTCCTCTACCCCGTCACCCGTACCAATATTTTGTCTTGCAACCGCCGAATGTCCGAAGTCAAGCCAA